AGGAGCAGTAGATCGAGGCGCTGGTAGAACTGAAGTTAGTTTGGCTAGAAGATTAATTCCTGATATGCAGCAGACATCTGCTCAAAGGGCTACTCAACAAATAGCATTTAAAGCCACTCCATCCGAAATTGCAAAAATGCGTGAGACTGGCGCTCAAACCTTACCTTGGACGGCGAGCAAAAGAAACATCGAAGAATTACAGCAATCGGTCAAACCGATGCCTTATGATACAGGCACATTTGATCCACGCCATGTTCAAAAAGCTCAATATAAAAAAGATAGTTTCTCGGGAATTAGTCCAGAACTACGCAACCTAATGGAGAAAACGTATTCAGGTCATAATCTCCCAAAAGATACTCGTACTCCTGAACAGATCAGGGAAGAATGGTTAAGATATAAGGAAACCGGTAAATTTGATGTTGAGAGTGATCTCAGCGGATCTGGAGCTGGTAGATTTGCTGCCCCAGAATTAAAAGATGCACAACGACGCCAAGAACAAGAAAATATTAGAAAGAATCTAGAGCGTGCCCCTGGATCTGCCATTGATCCTCGATTGCCACAATTACCGGGAAATGTTTTTGAAAAGAAAAAAAAATGGGGTGTTGCTGCGCCAACAACAGTTCGTGGGGCGATGAGTGCGGCAGAACAAATCGAAAAAGAGTTTCCGAAAATGGAAGCTGCTCAAAGAGTTTTAGATGAAATCAATGCATTACCTAAACCAAAAACCAAAGCAGAAGCGGCAGTCAATACAGCAAAAATTCAAAAACTGAATAAAGAATTTGATGATATAATGGCTGGTAAGATACGAACCCCAGCAGCTTCTGGTAAAAGACCAAGATTTGCACCAGTAACACCTGGAACCTGGGACCAGGGAAAACCAGGAACACTTCAATTACTGTGGCCTCGCGAACAAGAAAAAGTAGCTATTGGTGCTCCAACAATTCCAGCAGCGGGCGCACCATTAGTTAAATCAAAAACAATTCCAGAAAGTTCAATACCTGGACGGGGAACCGAGGTTGTTCCGGCAACAATCAGGCAAAAAGATGTCTTTGAAAGATCAAAATTTCTCAAAGAAACTAAGCCCCCCGAAAAAATTGCAGCCCAGGCTCAGGCCGAGAAGCGATTGGGCGTTGTTCCAAAATTCGGTGCTTCCGCTATTCCAAAGGATCTCCCGGTTGGTGAAGTTAAAGCTGTAACAAAAGCCCCTGAAATCAAAACAATCCAGACCACAACTGCGGCCAAGGCCCTGGAGCCCACAAAAGCAGCTACACCTGCGGCACCACCTAAAACCATTCCGACCGAAGACCCCACACTAGAAGCTCCCATAGATGGTAAGCGAATGCCTCCCGGCGACGTTACTTATTCAGCTCCTGATGGCGGCGGAGGTGGCGGTGGTGATGGATCGGATTCTAGTCGGTATTCGGGCGGCAAGGAACTCAATGATCCACAGGCGTTTTATCCAGAGGATGAACCGCCAAATCCCGGCGATAATGGCTCGGGCACTTATATGAACTGTTTCATCTGAGTGCTTTCTTGTGTAATCATTTTCTTTCTCAAAAAAAAAGAAGGCCCGGATTTCTCCAGGCCAGTTTGGGCCAGAGCATGTGCCCGAACTTAATCCTTATTCAATCCCTCAAAGAATGAATCGAAATCCTCTGTTGAAGATGAATCAGGCAAACCCAATTCCTCAGTTGAATCGGTTATCATTTTCGTTTGTTCCTCCTCGACTTCTCTTGGAACAGCGGGCGGCTCGGCCTGACCATTGACGCGATTCAGCCTTTCTTTCAATTCATCATAGTTCTTGAATTTCTCGGGATCAACGAATTCACTCAGATCGTACATTGAATCCGAGACAGCATCCAATTCCTTTTTATTCCCTTTCAATAGCGGGGCAGGATTATCGAAAGTCGAGTGATCATAGTTTCGGAATTTATCGACTGTCTTGAAACGCAATCTGAAATCACACCCCTCCTTAACATCAAAGATATTAATAGGATCAACATCCTCGAATTCAGGGAAACACTTGGCGACAATCATATCAAAAATCTTCTTGCCAAAGCGGAAGATCTTTACCTGCCCGTTATTCTCGGAATTACCGGGGTCATTTAGGATGTAGATATTTGAGTAGTAATGGACTTTCCGTTTTTGTTTTGAGGCAAGTTGTTTGTCTTTCTCAAAACCGGAATTCCAGAGTGCGGTATTCTTTTCGCAGATGGGGCATTTCTTTTTGAGTGTCGTCGGACAATTCTCAATTAACCAAGAACCCGTTGGCCCCTGGAATCCATGCTGGAAGACCTGGACCCATGGAATACCATTTTCCTCTGCCGGGTGTGGAAGAAAACGGATAATAGCTGATCCATTTCCATCTTTGCTTGATTGAGGATACCATAGGCGACTATCATCATTATCATATTGTTTTGTAGTTTGTTCTTTTAATTTGGCGCGAATTGCCTCGAATTGAGATTCTCGATTGCGCATTAGTTTTTCAAATGACATTAACGTATTTCTCCGTATTTTCTATATTGATTGTATTGGCTTGTATTTTTGTATTGTCTGTATTGTTATTCATCCATTCATAGACCACCCGCTTAATGCCGGGTGTGTATCGAATGAATCTATTGTATTTAATGACTCTCTTTTTTAGGTTCCTCCATATAACTTCATGTTCAAGTTTACTATTCCAGAGTGAAACTGCCCTGGTTAAATGCGCCAGAATGCACAGGGTTTCTAGGGTGATTTCATCCTGAAGATAGAGCTGCAAAAGGTATGGGTGTTTATCAGTAACTATGATATTCGGTTCCGGGCCGCCGGGCAGGAGTTTTTTCATGTCCTGTTCCAGGGTATAGGTCAAACTTTCTCTAATTCGCCGGAATTTCGCGTAGTTTTCCTCTGCCCGCTTGTTCATTACAAGATCACCAACCCAGAAATCATCATAGGCCAAATTGGATATGATATAGGCATACATATCGGGATGGTCAGCTAGTGTATAAAAAAATGGTTTGTCCCGGCGCTTGTCAAATGAGCCCCATGAAGCTTTTGTTCTGCCCCCTTTATTTAGGAAGTCGTATTTCCAGGTATGGAAATGAGTCTTGAGCGCCACATACATTTTGTATGCTTTGAGCGCCCGCTGGTAGTCGTTTGTCATTAGATGGGAAGCCTATCGGTTTTTTCAAGGAAGTTCAGGCTCTCGGCCTCGATGGCCACCTTGGATTTCAATTCTTCATTCTTTGTTACCAGTGATCCAATATACTCATAATCGAAATTGTTTTTTTCACAGTAAAACAATATAGCATCCATATAGGATAAATTATGGTCAAAAACTAATTGTTCAATTTCATAGGTTAGGGAATCTTTTAGTCCAACAAGCATTAACTACCTCTTTTTTATCACCTAATTTTGATGTTCAATCTATCTTCAGGCCGAACAGAAATAAAGGAGTTAGGTAATGTATACCTATCTCGGGTGCGGCCAACCCGGTCCTGAATAGTGAGGGTCAATGTGCGCATATTCTTGGGCACGACATATGTCACCACTTTACCAGAAACATATCCGCCGGTCAACTGCAGGGGATTCCGGCTACTGGTTTTGGGAGCCGAGATCTTTTCATCTTCCAATTTCGTTTTCTGGTCTTCTAGTTTTTTTTGCTGTTGTTCAAGTTCCTGCTTTTTCTTTTCGATTTCTTTTTGCTGGGTTTTTTCCGAATCTGTTTCGGCTTCATTTTTCTCCTTGGTCCAATCCAATTGAATTTGCTTATTGATTCTCCACAGTTCGCCCTGATCGGTGAAATGATACCAATAGCTAAAACCTAATACGACTACTGAAACTGATAGCAAAACAATGCGTGTTAAATTCATAGTATCCTCACTACTCCTGATCGAAACCCTTCGAATTTCTGCATGGCACCCAAAAGTATTTCTCGCTGATCTGAATTCAAATCCCTCAATTTAGTATGAACGGTGGCACCGGGAATTTTATTGGCAACAAATCGTGCATAGATATCTGGTCTATTCTGATCGCTGCGCGGGGCATAATACCTCATTGCATCTCGAATGGATAATTTATAGTATTTCTTTCTGGGGCTGAATAAGAGATCATATTTGGCACGGCGTCCCAAAGTGTAGGTGGGAAAAACTGAATGCCCTTCCCACCCCTGGCCTACAGCTCGATGAGTGCGCGCAAACTTGCCGAATTTAATGTTCCCAGGATTGTTATACCGCCAAGATAACGATCCGCCCTCTCTTCTGTAGACAAGCCCATCAGTCATTCTCACATCGATCCATCCGGTTCCGGCTCTCACGACAAATAGGATTTCCGGTTCCATCCACCGCTTGTTTTGCAGGTAATCTCGCCGGTCAATAATGACCAGATCTTTTTCCATTCCCCGCATTTATTAGAAGCCCTCAGATTTGAATTGATCGATGTTATTATAAAGCCGTACCAATCCAGAAAGTGCAGCATCCTCTTTCAATATCTCTTTCAGTACCAATTCTCTTTGTCCCCGGCTCAGATCAATCATTTTGGTATTGAACCGGCTTTTATTCAAAGCCACAGAAATTCGGCGAGCCACACGCCCGGCCTTGGCTTTACTCTTTGAATAAAATTTTTGCATGGCGTCATTGATTGAGAGATTGGCAAATCGGTTTGTGGAAAACAAATAGATATCCACAGCCTGAATCCCGCGTTCCTTTGATGGGAACACAGCATAATTCTCATAATTGCCAATTGCCCCTGTTTGCTGTGCAAATTCCGCATAGCCAAATTCGGCGGGGTTATTCGTTCTCCACCCGATTGAACCGCCCGTGCGCAATTCGATTTTACCATCCCGGCGTTCAACTAACAAATAGTAGGGCTTGGCCTGGATGATCTTGACAAAACCATGTGCGGGAATACCGGCGGCCTGTGCCCAACTATCATCCGTGGCATTTGCTGGATATTGGGGCGGTTCTCCCCTAATATTTCTCTCGGTTACTTCAGAAGCCGAAATGTTTTCTTCCTTGATTCGGCGCTTCTCAATCTCGCTGATCTCTTGCTCAAGCTGTTGATTGATCTGGCGGATAGACTCGGACTCCTGGACATAATCGAATCCGGTCTTGCCGCCCGTGACAGCAGCCGTCCCAACGACAATCGCTGTGATGATATCCAGGGGATTGGTCTTCTTTTTGGGCTTTTCTACGGGGGGCTTGACGACTTCGCCATCCTCAACTACGACGTATTTCGTCTCTGGAGGGGCCTCTGGCGGCGATTCGGTGTTCGGGGTGTTACCCTGCCAGCTAAAGGTCGTTTCGGCCTCTGGGGCCTTCTCAGGCTCGTCTACGGGTACATCCGCCGTTGTAGTTGTGATGGAGACTTCGGCGGGCTCGGCCATCCCAGGCTGAGAATCAATGTTAGCGGCAGTAACTTCTAGTATGGTATCCGGGGTTTTCTCCACGACCACGACGTTATTCACGACGTTATTGCTATCGTACAACTTGCCAGTGGGGCTAACAACAACTTTGTCTGTTCTTTTCCTGACAATTGCGGGGCGATTAATTATGACTGCCATTTAATGAAATTCCTGTAACAACACATTTCGGAAAATATTACAGGTTATTTATGCTACGGCAGCGTTGAATAAAAAAAAGCCCCTGTGGAAAACTAGGGGCTTTTAGTTTGTTGTCTAGGGAGACATACTGATTTTATTAAGGGAAAACCAGCAAAACCCCGTTGAATTCTAACGCAATGTAATTGAGAGCACTGCACCTCCAGGGTTGTTTCAATTAATTGAGAAAGACAGGACGGACCTGATTTTATAGGGCATGAAACCAACCGCCCCATCTTCCTCGCTATGATGGCCGTTTTAAGGGCCGCTCTTCGCCAGAGAATAGGTCTGGCAAAGCCAAAAATGAATGCCAGGATTCTGTTGACAAGCTCCTGGCGGGCTCCGAGTAAATTATGCCGCTAGGGCAAATTCCTCATGGGGTGCGTTATCATTGGCACCTGTAGTGTTGGGCCTAGTGAGGTAAGCGCCCATCCCCGTAATCTCTTTTCTAAATCCAATGCCAATCGATCCGTTCGCCCCCACGAAATTCCCCACCGTATAAGTAGTGGAGGAGTGAGAAACTTGGTGGAGGCGGGGAATTTGACTTCCCGTCTTGCTCATTTTCATTAGAACCTCAACGATAACATATATATTTATATGGGGGATATTTGTCCATGTCTACCACTATTTTGTTAACCTGCAAAGGTTGTGGAAAACTATTTATAAAAGCGAAAAAAGAATACAACCGCCATATCCGTAAAGGTAGGGACCATAACGATTTTTATTGTAATATTGCGTGTCTTGGTGAAAGTCGTAAAAACCCTTTTTCTGGTGTTGTTAAAACAGCCAGGAAAAATTCAAATGACCGAAAAAAATTTGATAATCTAGGCTTTAATTTAACAGAAGATATTATTCGTCATTTGTGGGATAAACAAAATGGGCGTTGTTCTTATACTAATATTAAATTAGAATATCCTGATTTTCAAAATAGAAATAAACCAAATACTGGTTCATTGGACCGTATTGATTCATCAAAAGGTTATCTTGCAAATAATATCCATTGGGTGGCATATTCAATTAATCTCGCTAAACGAGACTTTTCTGATGATGATTTCAGAGAATTCTTATCTGAAATCAAGTTACTAAGTCATTAGAATGTTAGATCCAGATGACTTAGTAACTGTTGTGGTAGTGCCATAGAATCAGGTGGAGGGGAAACCGATCTGCTCTACAAAAACGGTTTCCCCTCCGGGGAGCGACACACCAAAGGGTGAAATTGGTGTGTGGGGGAAATGTAACCGGGGTGAATTTGCCTGTCAAGGTTACACTCTGAAACATACTTCAATCTATTCCTTAGCGCATTTGCATGATTGAAGGGGGTGAAATACCACCAGTGTTGTTGACTTCACACTTCGAAGCCATGAAAGAAACGCCGAGTACAGCGACGACAATAAGAGTTTTGATCATTTTACTAATCTCCTTTAGTTATTAATATGCCTACCTATTATTTATTAGTCATCATTGGGGAGGCGGGTTGAATATTTTTTGATGTGATCTAATGCCTCATTAGCACTGCCATAATAGGAAGGACAAAAAGCAAAGACCTCAAGTTCCCTTTTGGATTCAGGATTGTCGGCCCAAAAACTTCCATTCCAATAAGCAGAGTGAATTTTAATTCGCAACAGTTTTTGATTAACGACTTCGCGCACGGGATACCATCCAGATAAAGATGGTTGCTTTACCGTTTCGACCTCTTTGCCGGTCCATGCATAAACGTAAATCCACTTTTTACTTTCTTCGTTTTGACTTTGATTTTCCTTTGACATTTTCTCGTGCTTTTGGGATTGTGGTATATGTCGAATGTGCACTTTTACCATTTTCTGATTTACCTAGATAAATACCATACATCAACTCTTTGTTTAAAAGCTTATCAATGTGATGGGCAAGGTCTTTGATTCTTCCGGCCTCGTAATCCCGCACAACAATTTGTCCCGTTGTTGGGTGTGTAGGAGTATTTATGATTTTCGGTTTCACCATTTGTAGTACCTGTGATGGCTATCCAAGGCGTGCCCCCAGACTTGATTCCAGACCTGAGCACCGACTTGACCCCAGACTTGATTCGAGATTTGAGCCCATGTTTGATCCCCGACCCAAGCTCTAAATTCAGGGTCGACTTGAGCCCTGACTTGAGTCCCGACGTTAATCCGGACTTTATCCAAATTCACCATTGGTAGTACCGGATTGATGTTATGTGAGCAGATCGGGTAATCATGGGCGTGACATCTTGCGCCTTTAAATATTGAGCCGCCCATCGCCATACCCGCTGAGGGTCTTTCTTGAATTGATAGTTTTCCGAGACAATGGTCATGAGACTACTCAGGTTAATTGATACTTTCTTCTCGGAAAACCATTTCGGGAATTTCACCATTTGTAGTACCTGTCACTTACATCAAGTATTAATTGTTTATGTCTCATCGAAGAAGTAATTTCATCTGCGATATGATGTCTGGGTGGGTACCATACCTTATAGATAGAATCTCCCCACCTGCCGTTACGGCGAAGCTTGCCAGAGATTCCAGACCAGACTTGATCGTAGATAATAAAATCACCCAGATTAGTCCTCCTTCGACCTAAATCTACCATTCGTAATACCTGAGCTGGCTATTTCCAATTTGCTCAGTCTGCTGCCCGTGGTGACGACCGACCTGATGCTGGACGTTTTGCCCGACTCGAATCCAAACTTGATGCCAGATTCGATCCCCGACTTTACCCCTGATATCCTGCAAATCTACCATTTGTAATACCTACTCTGACCATCCGCGACCCGATCCCTGACCTGATCCTTGACCTGATACCAGATCTGATCCCAGATCTGATCCCAGAACTGATCCCGGACTTGAATCCCGACCTGACTCTTGACCTGATCCTTGACCTGATCCCAGACCTGATTCGCGACTTGGTTAAAATCTACCATTTGTAGTACCTGTTCTGATTAACCGCGACCCGATCCCTGATATGACCCCTGATCTGACCCCAGACCTGATCCCAGACCTGATCCCCGACCTGAACCCAGACCTGATTCTCGACCTGATCCCGGACCTGAACCCAGACCTGACTCCTGACCTGATTCGCGACTACCATTTGTAATATCTCATACAGGTTAAGTTCAGATTCCGAAAATCATTTTCTCGTTGCCGCCGCCAAATCACC